AACTGGGCTGCGGTCAAGTACGCGAACGAGTTCGTGTCTGGGTGTTATGATGTCCGTGCGGAAGGTCATATGGTTCCTTTACCACTAGAGGATGCCGTATTTGCTTTCCAACGTACCGGTTTGGGATTTCCGGAATTTACTTCGGATCCGGTGTATCTAGAACAATATTACCGCCAGAGTGCGTTAATTCGTGCTCGGGGGTACTCATTGGATTTGGCTATGTCAAATCCATCTGTTCTTGGGACGAGGGGAGATTCCTCTGGTCCAGGTCTACCGGCCAAGCAACGCGCCATATTTCAGAGGAGCCGGGTTGATGGTAACTTGGAGAAACAAATCCAAGCTATTGCTTTCCCCAAGTTGCGGGCGAATCCAAAGTTCGCGGCTTGGTATGGGAGACGCTATGTCGATATAGCGGTCACCAGGTTTATGACGCGTACGAGAGGATATGCGTTGTCGCTAGATTTTTCCAACTTTGATGCGACAGTGCCATTTGAGGTGATTGATTTCATCTTTGATATCCTCAAAAGTTGGTTCATTCCGGAGGCCAATGCGCTTATAACGTTCCTTCGGGAGTCGTTTAAGCGCTCGAGTATCTTTGTTCCTGGAGGCCTCATTAAACAGAGGCGTACGGGCGGGATACCGTCAGGTTCAGTGCTAACGAACCTGGTTGGGAGCTTGGTCAATTTATGGGTCATGGCTTATGCGGCTTCGTGCTGTAAAGCGGTCATACTGGATTCTTTAGTCCAGGGTGATGATGGCCTATATCGTTTTGGTGGTTTAAAATCCATTGAAGCTTTGGCTAAAGTTCTTCTCGAAGATTTCGGTATGGTCATCTCAACTGATCCCTCCAAAAGCCTCTATTCCAAAGATGTGGTCCATTACTTACAGATGGTCCACAGCAATGGGCATATTAGGGGTGGGAAATATGTTGGCGTCCGGCCTATTATCCACGCTTTAAATCACGCTTTATCGCGTGAACATCAGCGGGTGAGTGGGTGGGACGGGTCCTATCATAGCATTCGTTGGCTGCAGCAATGGGAGGACGCTAGTGAGCACCCTGCATTCGAGGGCGCTTGCCGGTGGTTAAAAGATCATGATCCAAATTTGGAGGATGCCTTGCTACATATCCTCCATGAAGATCGTGATTATCTCCTTGCAGCCCAGGCTGCTCTGAACAGTGGAGCGGATTCTTGGGCGAGAATTCCGGTCCAGTCTCTTCGAGTGTCATCGGTTGTGTCCGCGATTTGCAAATTGCCGGGATTTGAAACCCTGGCGCATCTATTACCCACGGCGCGCTAGCGCCTGTTCACCCAGGGCTATACTTGGGTGTAGATCCTCTTGGCTAGTCGGTGGCTTTTCACTGACGCAACTGGAGTGAAGATGGCCAAATCGAAGAATGCTCGTCGCCGTTCGGCGAATATCCCGTATGCGCG